TACCTTTTTGTTCATCAGCAATAAACGCATAGGCATAACCATTGTTACCAAAGATTTTAAAATTTTGAACTTCTTTATATCTGTTTACAAAATCTCTAGCATCACGAATAGATTCAAACTTCATTGGCTCAAGATATTCACCATCAAGTGTGGTGAACTTGGTCTGTTTTTTGGAAGGCAAAAACAAAGTCGGCGTGTAAGCAATTTTCAACTTAACACGCCGGCCATCTTTAATACCACGATAAAGAATATTGTTGCCAACAGAGGCAACATTTGTATAATAATTCATTCAATCATTGTCTGCGAGAATCGTATAATTCGTTTTGAAGGTCACGAGCTGTATTGTCATAATGTTTAATTTCTATTATTGAATCTGTTAATTGTTTATTGGCAAAATCTGTTGCTTCTTTTAAAGTTTCAAATTCTTGAAAAGCAACACCACTTGTACCATTAAGTAAAAAAGAAACTCTATACACGAATTCTTTCTCCTGCAGGTAAGACACCGATAGTTATCCATCGTTTAGGGAAAAGCATTTCTCTTCCACGATAGTCATTCATATCAGCCGATGGGTCTTGCATCCAACCAAGAACCTCGACCATATTATCATATTGCCTTAGATAGAGGTCATATCTGTCTGCTCTAGGCAAACGATATTCAATAGCGACTCTTTTAGCAATTTCACGAATATTCATATTTTTTCTCTTTAATAACATAATAAAATCATTGTAACATAAATCTTGTTAGTGTGCAAGCTTTATGTTATATTTTTGCCTAACTCAGATTGATAGGTTCGTTGCCTCAATTCAGAAGAACTAAATCGGTGCGAGCGAGAGTTAAACCAAATTTTAATACCACGGTCTTCACAGATTTGTTTGCCTGTAAAATCTTTGTCTTTGTATTCTTCACCAATAATGCGAACACTAATAGGCAAGAACATCAACATATCTTCAAGGTCTTTTTCGGTGTTGTAAACAATGATTTCGTCTACAAATTTAACCGCAGAGAGTTGGACATATCGTTCAACAATAGATTGAACTGGTTTGTTTTTAGTGCCTGGTCTATCAACAGTTGGGTCACTTTGAACACCAACAATCAAATAATCACAGATTTGTTTACATTCAGCCAACATAAGAATGTGGCCCGCATGAAGTAAATCAAAAGTTGAACAGGTAAAACCTACTGGTTTACCCATCATAGTATCTGGCATAACTAACATAATTAATTCACTCCTACGCCATTTTCAAACCCACGATGAAAATCTAATGCATCAGCTTCTGCATCTTCAACTTCATCATATGGATTATAAAATTTTTCATCAGATAATGCTAAACAATATCCCTGTACAAAGGGTGCCTGTTCATACACAACAATTTTGTTTTTCTTTTTAACCATAATTTATTCCTTAAATAATTCAGGATTTTTAGTAATATTTTTAAGATGTACTGCACCATCTACCATGGATATACTTAGTACATCATCAACTTTCCATCCAAGGTCTTGTATCATTTCTTCCGAGAATTGTAATATTGCATCACCATTCTCACAAACCTCAACAACCTGTGCGCTATATTTTTCCAATTTTTACTCCTGCATCAATTAGTTTCTTTTTCATTACCACGTTTTTTGTTCTTTTCAAAAACTTGTGAGCCCATTAGTTGAGCATTAATCATCATGTTTTTAAATGCATGACGTTCAATAGGGTCAACAATAGTTGCCATAGTTCGTTTCGTTTGTTTAGAAATGCGGAAGTTTTTATCTCTTTTTAACATGATTTAATTATACACCAAAATAATATAGTTGTGAGGCAAAAATGGGGTCATTGCGACCCCATTCGTTAAGAAACTTCTTTTAGAAGTTGTTGTTTATTGAAGTTTAGTTCTTTACTAAATTCAATTTTTCTTGGTTTCTTATGTTCTGGAATTATATTTTCCAAAGCAATTCTAAGAATACCATCTTTGAATTGGGCACCACGAACCTCAATACTTTCACTCAATCTAATTGACTTGGTAAAAGAACGAGTAGCAATGCCACGATACAAATAGTCCACTTCAGTTTGGTCTTTCTTTTCACCCTTGACGATTAAAGTACCGTCATGAATTTCAACATCGACCTCATCTTGGCCAAAACCAGCAACTGCCATTTCAACGACATACCTGTTGTCATCTAGTTTGATAATGTTGTGAGGTGGAAAAGATGTGTTTCTTGTTGGTGCAGTACCATCAACGAGTCTTTCGAGTTCGTTGAAGATATTATCGAATCCAACAAATTGTGGATATAATGCTGTAAAGCGTGTCATAGTTATCTCCTATTAAGCGAGTTAATGAAATGTGACCCCGAAGGCGTCACGGTTTTATTTAGTCAAAGACTTCAATAATCTTGAGGTTTTTTACCAATATTATATTTGGTAATCAGTTGCCAATCATTTTTTTCTTTGAATGAAATAATCTTTACTTGATGTAACGGTGCAATGTTATCTTTCATAAGTTCTTTATTTAAGATTGTAACAAGACCCCATTCTTCTAACAAATTTGCAATTGCGTTTCTTCTTTGTATATCGTTCTCTGAAATGTTTGATGGTTTTCCATCAAGTGCAAATAGTTCTTTAAAATGTGTTATGTAATATTTACCTTGTTTGTGTAATATATGACACGACTGATAAAGAACCTTTTCTTTCCTAGAAGATACTCCTATCCGTGTTAAAGTTTCACGGACCTTTAAAAAATCATCCTGTTCATTGAGAGTGACCTCAATGAATTTGGCCAAATCAACCATATCATTTCCTTAATCCACCTGTATCGGTTTGTTCTTTTAATTGTTGGATTTGTTCATTACTAAGGAGGCGCATGGCTTCACGAGCTTTTTCATTGGACAGGCCGAAAACTTGCTTGATACATTCTAAATCTTCACTTTTTTCAGACTTAACCCACTTAGCAAAAGGTCTTTTCTGTGACCTAATGGTATTTAGAAGAAAATCATATTGTAACTTTTTGTCAGTTAAGTGTCTACGATTCATTTCATTGGCATAAAGGATACAGTCTTTATGATAGGATAGAGTTCTATTAACTAGAAATGGTTGATATTCTTTCTCTGTCAATTCATCTACAATTAGATTCTTTTTGTTTTGAAGAATCGAGTTCACATAGTCAAATGGATTACTCATGTTAACATCCTAAACAATCCGATTGTGTCAATTGTAGTTAACAAGACATAGTTAGCCAACATGCCAAATGATTTCCGAGTATAAGCAGCCCAAGCATAGAGGGCACAACCAGTAATCCAAACAGGATAAAGAACCAAGAGAGGAGGGTTTGGGACTGTGGCTGCCATAGTAATACTGCAACCAATAGAAATAGCCCAAGCGAACAACTCAATAACAAAACGAGAGCGATTAGAAGTCCAGTCATCACGAATCCAGTCAAAGGTAGGTTTTAATAAATCAATCATTGTATAAACTTTCAATTTCATCCAAACAAGATTCAATAATCTTTTTACGAATATCTGTTAGATTGTAATTTGTATGTTGAACATTATAAGGTTCTTTAAATAATTCAATATCTTTAAGAGAAATCTTACAATATATTCCATCAGATTTAGAATATATGTATGGTTGTATTTTTTCATAAGAAATAACACCAATTATTTGAGGTTCTACCAACATCAAATAATCAAAAGTCTTTTCAAGCACAGTAGCATTTCCATTAAAGTTTTTCAACTTAATTTCTACTGTACTGAAAGCTCTTGATGTTTGAAATATATGTATTCCACTTTTTAATTCTATACGACAATTTTTTTCAGGTAAATAAAAGTCACATCCATTTTCATCAATGTATATAAATTTACCACCAGAAAATCTTTCAAAACCAATAGATATTATTTCAGACTTTAGGAATCTACCACTATTATCATTGTATTCTTCTCTGAAAGAAAGAATCAAAGAAAATATTTTATTCCAATCAACAGATTGAATAAGGTATGGTGTGATTTCATACTCAAAATGTCCCATTGTATTATACACCGTTTTAATATTTTCTGAACCTGATTTAATAAATTTTATCATAGAAATTCACATTCAACCATGAGTTCGGTTAGACATGCAACTAGGTTAATTTCTGTGTCAGCAACAAATGCGTTCTTGTATTGATAGTCAGCAATAATCACAACTGCTTGTGGAATAGATTGTGGTTTCATAACATCATATAAAGAATCATACAACTG